CTGGTCGCCGCGCAGACCGCGTCCAGAGCGGATCTCACGCGGGCAGCTGTGCTCGCCGCCACCGGCCGCGTCGCCACAATGCAGCAGGCGCAGTGGTACGAGGACCAGGCCGTCGCGCAACTGGCCACGGCGATCTCCAAGCAGGTCGGCGCGGCGCAGCGGCAGACCGCCGCGCTGACCGACGCCTACCTCGCGCGGATGACCGCGATCCTGCTGGGCCGCGGCGTGCGGCCGGTCGGCGTGGCCGACGTCGCCGCGCTACGCGGCCTGCCCGGCCCAGTGGTGTATCAGCGGCTCGGCGAGAACTACCGGTATCTGCGCTCGATCGGTATCGGCGATGCCGAAGCCCTCGCGCGCACCAGCGAACGCGCCGCGGTCATGGCGCAGACCGATACCACCCTGGCGATGCGCAAGCAGGCCCAGCGGTTCATGGACCGCCGGGGCATCGCCGGCTACCGGCGCATCATCCGCCCCGAGTCCTCCGCCGGCGGCACGTGCGGCCTGTGCATCGCCGCGGCCGACCGCATCTACCACCGCTCGGTGCTGCTGCCGATCCACGACCGCTGCGAATGCGGGATCGCGCCCATCGTCCGCGGCCACGACCCCGGCTACAGCCTCAACAGCGCCGACCTGGACGCGCTCTACGGCGCCGCCGGATCCACCGGCCGCCAAGACCTGGCCAAGGTCCGGATCACCGTGCACCACCACGGCGAGCTCGGCCCGGTGCTCGGCGTACACGGCCAGAAGTTCACCGGCCCGCTCGACCTGCCACACGCCGCCTAGCGGCCCACTGATTTCCCGGCGACGGCCGGGAACGCCCGACACGGGCACCCATCACCGCCTCACCCGACAGGGGAAAGATCCGCATGAGCTATCCGCCGCCGGCACCGGCGCCCGCGCCCAACCCGAGCCCAGCTCCCGCGCCGCCGGCACCAGCCCCCGCTCCTGCTCCCCCGGCGCCCGCACCTGCGCCGCCGGCACCAGCTCCGGCTCCGCAGCCGGCCGACCTCGGCTTTCCGGAGAACACTCCGATCGCCGAGATGACGGACGCCCAGCAGGCGGCGTATTGGAGGTTCCACGCGCGCAAGCATGAGCACGCGCTACGGGACGCCAACGTCGCTGAGCTGCAGCGCCAGTCGCAGGAGCTCGCCACGCTCAAAGCCGCGACGCAGACAGACCAGGAGAAGGCGATCGAGGCCGCCAGGGCCGAAGGCCGCTCCGAGGCGCTGAAAGCGGCGGCCACGCAGCTCGTCGACGCGCACTTCGCCGCCGCGCTGCCGACGATGCCGGAGGCGGACCGTCAGGACCTGCTCGCCGGCATCGATCGCAAGTATTTCCTCGCCGCCGACGGCGTGAGCGTGGACACCGCCAAGGTCGCCGCGTACGCCGCCCGCATCGCCCCGGCCGCCACGGCCACACCCCCGACCGGTGCGCCGCCCGCCACGGGCCAGCGCCGCGACCTGGGCCAGGGACGCTTCGCGCCCACCGCGCAGCCCAGCGGATTGGAAGCCGGCCGCGCCGAGGCACGCCGGCGCTTCGCCAAGCCCGCGCCGCAGCCCCCGGCCGCCTAGCCCGTACCGCATCGCGGTCGGGACACGACCTCTCGCAGGAGATACAGCCCATGGATATCGCAGTCCACACGACCGCGTACGGGATCGACAATCACAGCTGGCTCGGCTCGCGGTTCGGCACCGACTCGTGCCGCAGCATCACCCTCGACCTGAGCCTGTTCGACGCGAACACGCACTACCCGGGCGGCTACGTGCCCTCTGGGATGGTCCTCGGGCAGGCCACCTCGAGCGGCCTGTGGGGTCCGTACTCGGGCACCACCGACGAGGTGCAGACTGTCACCATCACCGGCGGACCGACCGGCGGAACGTTCACGCTGACTTTCAGCGGTCAGACCACCGCGGCGATCGCGTACAACGCGACCGCGGCCACGGTCCAGACCGCGCTGCAGGCACTGAGCAACATCGGCGCCGGCAACGTCACGGTCACCGGCAACGCCGGCGGACCGTACACCGTCGACTTCGTCGGCACGCTGGCCAACACCGACGTCGCGCAGATGACCGCCACCCCGAGCTTCACCGGCGGCACCTCGCCGGGCGTCACCATCGCCACCACCACGGCGGGAGGCGCCGACGCGGGCAGCGACGGGCGGCAGGTCGCGAAGGGTTTCCTGTTCACCCTCATCGACGTCTCGGGCGGCTCGGCCAAGTACGGCGCGGCGCTGCTGGAGCGCGGCGACATCGTGCAGGCAAACCTGCCTTCGAACTCCGGCATCGACCCCAACGCCATCACCGACCTCGCCGGCCGGTTCCTCTTCCGGTAACAGGAGACCACCGACATGCCCATCCTGAATGATCTGATCCCGCCGGCGGTCCTGACCGGATTCGTGCGCGAGGTGCCGGGCCCCGCGACCTGGAACCTCAACGAGGTGCTGCCCGACCGGCAGGTCGGCGACATCGAGGCCGCGATCGACGTGGTGACGCGCACCAACCGCGCGGCCACCTTCCGCGCCTACGACGCCGAGACGCCGATCGGCGTGCGCGACGCGTTCCAGCGCTCCACGGTCGAGCTGCCGCCGCTCGGGCAGAAGACCGTGATGACCGAGCGCGACAGGTTGTTGTTGCAGCAGCTGCAGACCGGCGGATTCAACGACACGCCCCTGGTCGAGAAGATCTACGACGAGGCCGCGACCAACACCCGCGCGGTGCTGGCGCGTATGGAGGTCGCCCGCGGCGACGCCCTGGTGGACGGCAAGGTCACCATCGCGGAGAACGGCCTGGCGCTGGAGGCCGACTACGGCCTGGCGGCCGACCACCTGGTCACCGCCCCGGTGCTGTGGACCGACGCCACCAACACCGACCCGCTCAACGACCTGATCAACTGGGTCAACCAGTACATCGACGACGTCGGCGAGCCGCCCGGTTACCTGCGCGTCAGCCGCCAGGTGCTCACCAACATGCTGCGCGCCGAGTCGATCCGCCAGCTCGTCTCGACGCTCGTCGGCAAGCCCACTGTCGTCAACCGCACGCAGCTGCAGCAGGAGCTCGACGCGCACGGCCTGCCGACGATCGTGGAGTACAACACGCGTATCGAGGTCGGCAACAGCGTGGTCTACCCGATCCCGACTGACGTGGCGATCCTCACGCCCCTGAACCCGGAAGACCTCGGGTACACCGCGTGGGGTGTGACCTCCGAGGCCCTCGAGCTGGCGTCCGGGCAGAACCCGCAGCTCTCCATCGAGGACGCCCCCGGCATGGTGGGCGTGATCGAGCGCACCTTCGACCCGGTCAGGGTGTGGACGAAGGTCGCCGCGGTCGGTATGCCGATCATCACCGACCCGCGGCGCCTGTTCGTCGCCACTGTCGCCTGATGCCCGGTCGACTGCGCTCATACGTGCACGTGCGTGACGAGAAGAACGTCACGCACGTGTTCGGCCCCGACGACGAGATCCCAGCCTGGGCGGCTAAGCAGATCACCAACCCGAAGGCGTGGGCGCGGCACCCCGACGAGGACGACCAACAGCAGTCGGCCGGCAACGGCAACGGCGCCGCTGCCGGCACCGAGCAGCCTGCGACTGGCGGGCGGCCGCCGAAGGTCGGCAGCGGATCGAGCCGCGAGGACTGGGCCGCATACGCCGTGGCGCACGACATCGAGGTGTCCGGCAACGCGACCAAAGCCGAGATCATCGCCGCTGTCGAGGCGGCCGAGGCATAGGAGGCCGGGATGGGCGTACCGTTCGCGACCGCAGACGACGTCGACGTGCTGCGCCCGCTCGACACCGATGAGCGCGACCGCGCGACCGTTCTGCTGCGCTACGCAAGCGCCGAGATCCGCCGCAACCAGCCGGACATCGACGCGCGCATCGCGCTCGGGACTCTCGATCCGGACCTGGCGAACCTAGCCGCGGTTCAGATGGTGCTGCGCGTGCTGCGCAACGTCGACGGCGTACGGCAGGAAACAGTCGGTCCCTCGGCGATCAGCTACGACCCGGCGCAGGCCACCGGGAAGCTTGCGTTCACCGCTGACGAGCTCGCGCTGCTTCAGCCGGCACCCACGGGAACCGGCGTGGGAGCCGCGACCGCGCGCGTTGGCGCAGGCCTTGGCTCCGGCCCGGGCGGAATCGTGAACGACCGCGCGGCGTACAAGCCCAGACGGAGGTTCGGTGTCTATCCGTGGTGAGACCGTCACCGTGATCACGCGGACGAAGACCGGCGACCTGGACGCCAAGGGCAACGACGTCTACGCGGACACCCCCGTCGACGTGCCCGGCGCGGTGGTCTGGCCGCGCGGCAGCACCGAGCAGGTCCAGCGCCAAGACCAGGTGACCACCGGCCTGACGGTACTGCTGCCGGCCAGCAGCCCGGTAAAGCCCACCGCGATCAGCCGGATGATCGTGCGCGGCGGCACCTACGAGGTCGACGGCAACCCCGGCGACTGGCGCTCACCGTTCACCAGCCGCAGGCCCGGCTTCGAGGTCCAGCTCACCCGCGTCACCGGATAAGGAGGCTGCGATGGCCGAAGCGAAATTCAAACTCGATCGGCGCGGCGTCGGGCAGCTGCTCAAATCGGACGGGATGAAGGCCGCGATGGTCGTGCGGGCCGAGCGCATCGCGGCCCGCGCCCGGCAGATCGCCCCGGTCGGCGACCCGGCCAACGACTCGCACCCTGGCGAGTACCGCGACTCGATCGTGGTGACCTCGACCAGCGAGGGCGGCGCGAGGAAAGACCGCGCCGCGGCCTCGGTCACGGCGCAGGCGCCGCACTCGAGGTTTGTGGAGTACCAGCCGGACAAGGACG